GACTTCAGTATCAAATACTTCTGTATTTATTTCCTTAGTAACCGATGGTTTTACAATACCCTTGCCATTTTCCAATACCAAAGCATGATATTTATCGGCAACAAAATCGTATATCGATATAGCCGTAACCTTATTTTCAGCCAATGTCGCTGTTGGAAATCCATCAGTAACTTCGACCTCAATATCAATAATAATGGTTCTGTGACCCTTTGAAGGTTCATCATCATTGGTGTATAAATCAATTAATGTTCTAGTTTCTGGGTGCACATCACTTTCAAATAATCCAGTAGTAGTTTTGTCCCACTTGTGAATTTTCTTAAGTCTATCACCATATAATGATGTGTACGCACCATTTCTATCTTTTATATATCCATAACGTCTGTATGGTGCGGTGAAATATCCACGTTGATCATCCCAGATGTGTAGTTTTCGCTTTTCAGCTTCGAAAAATATCCCTTGATACATCTACTTAGATATCCCTGTAATTATAAGACCTACATTTGGATCACCAACACGACATTCAATCGCATTTATTTTGAAAAAATTGGTATCATACATGATAACCTGACCAGATTTTACTGGATATTTATTGATATCTACCATGATGACCCGACCCCTGCCAACTATATGTGTATCAAGATCAACATCTTCGGTTAAAATTTCAACCGTTTTTGGTGGGGGTGTTAATCCAAGTGCATCACGCAACTGTTCCCACAACCTAATTTGTTCTGGCAAATCAATGTCATTGGTTATCCAATGTGCCGATTCGTATATTTCCTTTGCGGCTTGTTCTAATTTATCCATTCTTATCTTCCCACTTCTTTTAAATACATTTCTTTACATTCATCCCAAGTTACCCCTACGATATCACCATAAAATAATTTTTCGGGTTTGACTCTACCCTGTTCAACCACATTTCTATATCGTCTTATGGCTTTCTTTTTCCACCAACGATTGATATATTCATAATCCTGTTCGTATTTAAGCTTCATTTTCAACTCTGATTCTTCGATTTCATTCTTCAAGAATGGTATTGTATTATCATATATTGATGCAAAATATACACCCCTATGAAATCCATGCTCATAACCCCTGATCTTCAAATGACTGAATACTTTGTTTAACACATTCTGCTTGGGACCCGTTCCAGTGATAGCCTTTTCATATTGCTCTGGATGATTCTCTTTGAGCCATTTGTTCCATTTCATATATTCCGAATCGTCTGGCTTGATTCTGATCTTACCAGCTGATTCACCCATCGTTTTCCAATGGGGAATGCCATTATATTGTGAATGAATTCCGTACAATGATGTGGTAGTAACTCCGGCCAATACATCACCGTATACTTCAAACCACTTATCCCTGATAGTTGATACCGTTGCCAATGTGGCTATCAATTTCCCACCAAGCATATTATACCCCAGCGGTTGAACCGATACAATTGTACTGGCTATAGCTGTGTTATTCAACTTGTGTTCTACGAATTTATTATCTTTTGTCCAACCAATATAATCATCCCTGACCTTAATACTGGTGACATCAGAGCCCATTGATATTAGTCCTAACACTTTCCGAGTGACAGCATCCTTTACATAGAATTTCATATTTCTACCCGGATTAGCTGACCAATCCATTGTGTGAATTAACATCCTGTACAATGACCAATCTGAAGCTTCATCACTTCCAGCATATTCTACTATCGGTTCGAGAGCTTCAATTTCCTTTACAGTCAATTCAACGTCATTAATGTCCGTTGGTGCCCATAACCTTTTTTCAAACACATCAAACAGATGTGCTTTTTCTCTGATTTTATACTCATTCTTATTGAACTCCTGCCATTTTTTGTATAGCGTTTGTTCTTCTACTGTCATAGAATGTAAAAAATCCAAGTTGTTTATTAAATTTTGTTTCTCTTCTTCAATATCAAATGGCTTGATATCAAAAAACTTGTTTGAAAATGTCATAACCTATTTTCCTTTGCATTAAAAGAGCGATTGGTAGGTCTCGAACCCACTCCTCTGATATGGAATACCAGCGTGCTACCTGTTACACTTCAATCGCATTTTATTTAGAGCGGCTGGAAGGTCTTGAACCAACTCCTTCAGCTGGAAAGCTGACATGCAATCCTGTTACACCTCAGCCGCATATATAAATAGTATTAAATCTCCCAAAGACCCGATTTATTTTTCAAAATCATCATTTATTTGCCTGTACTGCCGATCCCACCAGTTCCACGATCTGAATCTGATAACTCGTTTACTATCGACATATAAAATGATTGGAGCGTTGGAGCCACAATCTGTAATAACCTGTCTCCCGCAGAAATTAGATAATCACGATCACTGTGGTTATCAAATAGTGCCATAATTTCACCACGATACCCAGCATCTACTAATCCGATTGAATTTGATAATCGGAGTGGTGTTTTTGAAATGCTCGATCGTGGATAAATGTTAAATGATACCGCTTCATTCATACCATAAAACATTTCACAGGCAATTCCCATTTTTATTTGCCTACCCAAAGTTCCAGCTGGGATCATTACATCATCGGGGCAGAATAAATCCAACCCAGAATCTCCTTGGTGATAATGGGTATGATTTTTATATAGTTCTGCTACATCATCTCGTAGTGGTTTTATTCTTAATGTGTACATATTAATTTTCCGGCTTAAAATTAATGGTTAAATTTTTCAATTGACCATCATTTTGGCGTTCCCAACTAATCGAATCAACCGAGCACAGATTTATTCCCATATTGTTGGGGATGGTTTCAAGTGGCAATGGACTTTTACCATTATGGATTAGTTCTTCGATTTTCATTGTAATTCTTTTCATATTATTTTTCCTTTTGTTCTTCTTCAATTTGTGCCCACTCGGCATCGATCTCGCATACGTCAGTTCCACAGTATTTGTCTGGATTTGCCATTTCACCGTCAACATGTAAAAAACTCAAATATTTCAATCCAGATAGGATTTCATCATATTTCTCTTCAGTAATTTCTTCGTATGGCATTTGTCTATATGCACCTTTTTCAACCTTAGGCAAGAATGATATACCTTTCAATTGATATTGGTAATAGTTTAACGCGTGTTTTAATTGAGGACCTTCAGTTTCAGGATCAAACGTGATCGTACAACTAACAGCATTGTCCGCCCAATGCCGTTGCATAAACGCCGCTAGAGCCAACTGCTCCCACATAGTTAAGTCCTGCTTTGTCCTAATTCCGTCTCCCTCATCGATTGGAATTTCCAATACTACTGTGCTTTCTTCACTACCATATGCGGGTTCGATCTTATAACCAGCGGCTTCAAGTGGTTTTATCAGTTTACTATTCTTAGATAATCTAACACGCCTGATGTAAAATCGGCTCTCTGGATAATGTAATCCGGGAGTTGATCCAGCTAATAATGACACCGTGCCACTCGGTTTGACACTTGTAATTTTTATACTCTTATTGATGCATAACCAATCTGAATACATTGTGTCCCACTTTTTAATTTCAACATACCCATCTTCTAACCATTCCCTAAGTACCCCCAAGCCCCTATTTGTGATAAACTGTGCAATACCAGATACAGATGTTCCAATTCTACGATTCCTGAGCATGACTCTATTTGTATCAGGCCAATGAGTTTTCCCAAGTGTGACCGTTTTTGCATAGAGATATGCATATTTCAATGTCCGTAGATAATCTTCTTTTGACGTATGATTATTGGGGAATGTTTCTACAAGACAACACAATTCATATGATTCGAGCGATTGTTCTAAGCAATTATGAATAAATATTCCAGACGATTCCATATATTTATCGTCAACATTTGACGTTATTATTCCAAAATTATGGGTATTTTCAACTGTCATATCATAAACATCTTCATGTCCATAAAATTCAATGGACAATACTTTATGATTCCAAATGCCCCTATTTTCCATTCCCCGCTTAACATTGGAACAGGAGTAACTACAGGTTTTTCTAGTAGAAGCTTGATGTTCGGTTAATGTTTTTTGTTTATTACAAACTGGGCATTTCCAATCAACCCAAATTGTTTTTTCTTTCATTTTATCGGATATATGATTTCTAACTTCGGCGGTCATTCCATTTTTAATAGATTCTGTCATGAAATCTTTTTGATTTTCCCAATTTTCCTTCGATTTCTCACCTATGGATTTTAATGTGGATTTTTTATGATATTTGCCATACATTGGATTATTTTCCGATAAATTATATCCTCTTTCTTCCCTTGTATTTTTCATCTTTTCTACACATTCCGGATTGTGCATTGGATTGTCAATTAATCTATGCAAACTACTATGCTCAGATTGTGTAATAATATCCAAATTATCCCATTCATCGTTTGTTTTATCAAAATCCACATGATGAATAGCATACTTTTTAGCGTCAGGCATATATCCAATTTTATTTTCCGTGATAAGTCTGTATTGCCTTATTCCACTCGCCTTTTTACCCGTTCCACTTATATTTCTATAACCTCTATTAAAACTATTAAATGGAAATATCGAATCCCCTTCTTGCAAATCTTTAAGTTCTTTATACACGCCAGACCTTAACATAATTTTATGATTGGGAGTTGCCAATAAAGTAGAACCATCGTCTAAAATTAATTTCCATATTTCAGCATTTTCTTGTGTTTTCCAAGTTTTAATTGACTGACTTATTATTACTTTCCCATCATCATTAACTGAATAAACTGGATATATCGTATTTACCAAATCTTTAATAGGGATGGCGTTTCTACCATCCGCCACCGCAATTAAAGTATCTCCGACAACACAAGGATTGCCACCCTTTACCTTATGATCAATATTATCTTTGCCATTTTTCATTCTGGAATACCCCTGCATATTTTCTAACCATGCAAATCCAGGTTCTCCATTTTTAACCACACGTTCGCACGCTTCCGTATAATCCATGCCCAGTTCGGCAAAGATTGAATTATTAGAAGTCCATCCAAATTCTTCACGTTGTGGGTTTACCTCATAATTTTTAAGGTCAAGATACTCGGTATCATTGGGATCACCGAATACGATTTCAGCTGTACGCCTTACGTTTCCAGCAACCACACATTTGCCAATATGGTTCATAATGTCCACAATAGTTGTGATTGTAATTGGGGCACCGATATTATCTTGCAATGTATCCCTCACACGTTCAATGGCATCTTCCAATGGTTTATACCCACTAGACGTTCCACCAAATCCTTTGATTGGTTCTCCCTCACCCCTGATTAATGAATAATCAAATTCCATCACAGATGTTCCTTGAAAGTAGCTTTCGATTACAAGTTTCATTGCCTCTACCCAACCTTCACGAGAATCTGGAACTTGGTATATTTCAACTGGTCTAGTCATATTGGGACCTTTGACAATAAGTGCCCCAGCTCCCTTTGTATCAAATCCAACGCCAACGCCCAGCATCGACGCATCCATAAGAAATGTAAATGGCTTGGCCAAATCATCCTTAAGATTTTCAGTAGATACAAACGCACAATTATTAAGTGCGGCATACAATCCCTTTTCTTCGGTGATGGGAGTACCCATTGCCCACAATCCACGTCCGGGTGGTAAAAATTTCATTTCAAATATACGCTCGTACATTTCTTGTGCCGATCGCTGTGCTTGCCATGCATTCCATCCCAGACCGTCATTTTCTATGGATTTCTTCTGCATACTATATGTACCTTCAACTACACGCTGGACAGTTTCCCACCATTGTTCGTTTGAACCATCCTCTTTAATGCGTGAATATGTCCTCATATACACCAATGCCCCGAGACCGTTAAACCCAAAGGGTGCCCGTTTTCTCTTAAACCCATCTATAAATTTATCCGATAATTTAAAATTTATCATTTATTTTCTCCTACTCGTACCCATCCAATTTTTTCTCTCCATCATCATTCATTAAATCTTTGTATCTATTTTTCAATTCCTTACGGACATATTCATCCCCGTTATTCATTTTTTTCTGTTGCTCTTTACCGCCAAAACTCTGACCTTCAAAGATTTCTATTTTTCCTACATTCGTGTTCATATTCATTGGCAGGGTTATTCCATCCTGACCAAATCTATTTTTAATCACATGACACCTAGCCGTATTTGCAATCTTATCAGACACCTGCCTGCTAATAGACATTACAAAATCTGCTGTCATTACTTTTGAATAATCTTCAGCGACTTTAGACGCATCAATTATTTCTTCTTCCAGTGCACTACGATTAGCTTGAGATGCAGTCCATACTGGAATATTGAATTCCCCAGCCATGCCCCTCAAATCTTCATAGATATTACCAAGTTGAAATCTTTTTTCTGTAGCACCCGACGCGTCTCTTAAAATATCAGCATAATCAACTACAACCAAATCTGGTATAATATTCTGAATTTCCATTTGTTTCAAGTGTGCCGCAATCGTTTGTACCGATGCCGATCTTGTCGGCCAGTATTTGATTATCATTTTTCCCGGTAATGCATCAATTACAGCTTTCACTTCATCTTGATGATATTTAATGTTTGCGGTTGGTATTCCACTAATGATAGTATCATATCTCAACCCAACATAATTTTGGTTTAATTCCAGTGTATAATGTACTACTGTTAAACCCTTTTTTACACCATGAGCGGCTACGGTTTGTAGCACCCAAGTTTTTCCAATTCCAGCCGGTGCAACCACAACTATCAATTCTCCAGCTCCAGCTCCCCCGTCCATTAATTCTGTGATAGAATCCCAAGGGGTTTCTACCGTATCTCTAACGCTTTTTGTCAATCGTTCCTCCAAGCCCACAATATAATCATGGCCTATATCTCGTTCTGATCCAGCTTTAAGGGCACCATCAATTAACCCCTTAATCGAATCGTATTCTTTATTCTGTAATAGGTCAACCGATTTTATAATCGCATTTTTTAGGATTTGGTTTTTGCAAAATTCTAAGGACTCCTCTTTGATAAATTCCAAGTCCGTGGATTCCATTTGTTGCCACGCTTCTTTTAATTTAACAATGACCGATGCCTGTAGTATATCGTTCTGTATATCGTTTATTTTGATTTTTAATACATCCAGAGTTGGATTTGTTTTGTACTCAACATAATATTCTTTTATTATGTCCACTAGCCATTGATTGGCCTCACTATCAAACATGACTGGTTCTAATATATCTCCAATTGTTTGAGAATACTTCGTATCAGCTAGTAATGAAGATATTACTTTTGTCTGAAATGAAGACCCATAACCTGTGAATTTTGATTGCTCATCTGACATAAAAATTTGTTCCTTTAATCCCGTGACCTATGTTCTTTTCCGTGTATATAGATATCGTATATATGGCAAAAAACGCTGATATATTTTCAATTATATTCATTTATTTTTTACTCATCGTATAATTTTTTCATTCGGTCACGTTTGGCCTTTTCTATTTTTTTAGCGCGATAACGCTCTCTAGCCTTTTTCAATATTTCTTTTTTATTGCGTTCATAATGATCGGCCTGCCATTTCTTTTGGGCCTCTTTGCGTTCTTCTACGGTATTATACTTCTTGTTTCTTCCCATTATGCTCTCTTGCAAATTTATCCAATGTTAAAAATGATTGGTTCAACCAAGTGTCCACATTTGGAATTGATTGTTGCAATTGATCTTGGATAAATCTTTTCTCAAATTTTAGCTTATTCAGTTGCTGATGTTCACCGTCAATGGCGGATAGAATTTTGAATTTGGAAGCATTACTAATGTCCACTTCATTCAATTGCATCAGCTTCCAATTCAAATGTAATATATTTTCATTGTCTATCACATTTTCATATACTTTCAATTTGTTCTCTTGTGACTTGGCATGCTGTATTAAATCTTCGATTTTCATATTTACATTTTCATCCAGAATATCCGGAAATCTTTTTATAATTGTTTTGATTTTTGCTCCACCTACCCCAGGAATATTATCCGATACGTCACCTTCCATGATTCTATATGCTAAGAAATTATTAGGTGGAATTTGGTATTCTTCCTTTATTCTCTCTGGTGTATATAATATTTTTTTGGTAGGAGACCAAACTGAAATCCTGTCACTAACCAACTGCAAGAAATCTTTGTCGGTGCTCATAAATGTGATTTTACTATCGGTCAAAACCTGCTTCGCGATGTACGCCATTGTATCGTCCGCTTCAATATTCTCTATAACTACCAATGACAATGGGAGTGTTCCCAGATAATCTATCGTCTTGCGTAATTGCATCATCATTGATTCGTGTTCATCTTCAGCGGTACTATACACGTCACCCCTATTTAATTTGGAGATTTTCCGTTTGCCTTTGTATTCAGGAAATAATTTTCTCCTGCGCACTGATCCACCCTTACCGTCAAATGTAACTATCAGTCGGGTAGGATTTAATGTTTTTACTGTGAATGCTAGAGACCTCAAGAATCCAACTATACCCCCGACATGAGCACCATTGGTGTTAGTCATTGGTACGGCACTGAATGCTCGGATGAATGTGTTCAATCCATCTACTATTAATACCCTGCTATTAAATTCTAAATCTTCTATTTCATCATGTTCCTTTTGAATCTGATCAAATATTCTTTGCAACGTCTGTTTATTCATAATTCCTTTCGTAAAAAGGGGCATTTTCAAGTTTTATATATTTATGTATGTATTATTGGAGTTCATAACCCAAAACAAAAACACCCCTAATTTGATAGAAGATTCTATTCTTCTTCTAAAACCTCGTCATCCGGTTCTTCTGGAACCGTTTCTACTACGATTTCTTCATCGTCATTTGCGACATTTCTATACTTCAATATAACATTTTCGCATATTTGTTGATATAGATATTCTTTCAATTTGGGATTCTTTTCAAGAACTTCCTCAAATTTCTTAGCTTGGAATTTTATCGATTTATCTTCATACTCAATTGTGTACCAAGCTCCAGCTTGTTTTATAATCTTATATGCGGCCAATATCCTGATCCAACTTCCCAAGTCGTCAATGCCAGAGGCAAAATCGAGCTGAAATTCGGCTTTTCTCAATGGTGGTCCCATTCTATTTTTGATTACTTGGGCTCCAATTTTCATCCCAATTATCCGTTCCTTTGTACCAGTACCAACTTTTATTCTGCCCATATTCTTCAATCGTATTCTAACTGAAGCGTGGAATGGCAGAGCCTTACCACCAGAAGTAGTCCATGGATCACCAAATCCCACTCCCAATTTTTGCCTTAATTGATTTGTAAATACTAACGCCACACGTTGTTTGCCAATCGTCTGGGTAATTTTTCTCATGGCTTTTGAAATCACAATAGCTTTGGTCGTTGCCCAACCATCCTTATCATAATCGGCTTCCATCTCAACTTTTGTACTAGCAGCGGCAATACTGTCAACTAATATAGTAACCAATCGACCTTTTTCCGTTTCTCTAGTTTTGAGTATAATACTTTCGATGTGTTCGAAAATTTCTTCAACGGTTTCAACATGATCATAAATCATATTTCTAACATCAACGCCAATCGCTGTTAAAAACTGTGGACTAACAGATGTTTCCGTATCAATGTAAATGGCCACCCCACCCTTTTTTTGAGTATTGGCTAGGATATGGGCACCGATAAGACTTTTACCGGTTCCTTCAAGTCCATTAAATTCTGTGATTCTACCTACTGGTATTCCTCCATGTGGAATATTAGATATTGCTAAATCTAATTCAGACGATCCCGTTGAAATTCAATCGGATACGTCCGTAGGTGTTGATTCTCCATCCAGAAAATATGCAACTGTATCATCAGCGGCACTATTCAATGAATCGGCAATTACTGAGGCTAATTCGTCTCGATCTCTCATATGCGTCTCCTAAATTAAGGGGGACCGAAGTCCCCCTATTATTATTTATCTTATTTCTTTTCCGCGAAAATTTCATCAAAATTATCAATTGATGAAGCTTCGATGGATTCTTGCATTTGAGATTTCGTAACACCCTCACCATCATCGGACGCTTCTTCGTCGTCTGGGCTAAGGTATGCGTTTAGAGCTTCAGCTAGTTCATCATAAGTGAGCTCCTGATAAATTTCACGAATATCCTTCTGTTCATTCAAGAATTTATCTAACTGTGCTTTGTTATCTGTTAATGGAGTGACATTCGGCTTTACGCGAATGGTCGTTTTTGGGAAGTTTGCATTCAGCTCTTCTGCTGATTTGTATTCCACGAGGACATCACGACCACTTGTTGGGTCGACAATATCACCGTAATCTGGATCAGACATGAATCCTAAAAGTTCTTGGTAAACGGTTTTACCAAAACCCCAGAACTTAACGCCCTGATCTTCTTCACCACGTACTATAATAGGAACATAAGTTCTCATTTTTGCACTCAGTTTCTTGGACAATTTCCAACCTTCGGAGTCGCCTGAAGCACGGAGCTTCTTAGCGAAATCTTCAATTGGGTCTGGTCTTTGAAATGATGTTGGGGATAGGTAGTTTTTTCCACCTAGATCATAGTGAAAGTACAGCTCAATAAATGGATTATCCATATCCATTTTATAAGGTACTAATCTGATTAGGTTTCTACCTGGGGAAGGTTTCCACAGGTTGTTTACACGGTGGTTTGATGATTCAAGTTGTTCTAGTCGCTTCTTCAATGCATTAATATCGGTCATTATTTTTCTCCTAATTTTTCAATGCTTATTTGTTAATGTTTTACTTGTTACTATTTAATTATTCATTAAATAAAACCCTTTTCACATTAATATATAGTAAGCATGCGGAGAAAAACGCCGCTTTATTTCGCTATTTTTTAAAATAATCTTATGAAGTTTTTATTATCTCAGATTCAAATTCCCCTCAATATCTACCACTAAAAATTGTGCATTGGTTTGAATTTCCACTTCAAGCTTGACCGATTCTCCGGATTCAATGCGTTCCATTACTTGAGTATGGAGTGGAGCATTTTGATATATCAAATGATAATCATTTACATTTTTTGGAGTTAATACGACTTCCATTATCCATTTTCCCTTGTATTATCGTTGGGATATGATGGCAATGTTTCAATCAATTTCATAAATCCCAATGCTACTGTTATTGACGCCAAAGCGCCCGATAGTAATACCATCTTAAATTTCCTCTACTCCCGATTCAAGTGCCCAGTTATAGAGACCTTCATCGTTCATAATCCACAATCTACGTTCGTCATCATCCAAATCGAAATTTGGTTGGTCGATAGCCGTTCGAATCATTAAATCCAATTCGGCTCTGTTGTCGTCAATAAATTCTTGTAATGTCATTTTAATTTTCCTCTTGTTCCATTTCTTCTATTAATACTGGAATAGTTTGGTCGTATGGATTTCCACCATTTGCCCAGTTATCCAAGTGTGCCACTAAATACGCATCGACTGACATTTGATTATCAGTACCCGATACGGCTTCTTCGATTAATTCGATAGCCTCATTAATTTTCATTTGAGCGTTTTCTAGCAATTCAATCTGATCACTTTTTGTCATTATATTATCCTTTATAATTCTTAGCTATTAATGAACCGTCCCACGCCTTTTCAGCAGGGAAATCATATTTGTTAAATCCAGAGAAGTAACCAAAGGTGTTACCACCTAAAGCGACCACTGCTTTGTTTAGAAAATCAATGTACTGAAAAGCAATACTCTTGCTCATTCGTACACCCTTTAACCGAGTGATTTCCTCACCAACTTTAACGAAAAAACCCTCTTCGTCTTTCATTAGTTCGTACTCAGTTTCATACCAAAATATTCCAGTTATTTTTCTCATTTGATTGTCCTCTCTTATCATACCTGAAGATACAAGAAAAAAATGACAATGTCAAGCGTTATTTTGCTTTTTCGCAAAAAAAAAGCACCATTTCTGATGCTTTCTTCGGTGTACAAGTGTATCTTAACGACTCAATGCCATTTTGACATTCTCTGAGCGGAATTTGTAACTCCGCCCATTAACCACATTTTCAGCGATGATGGGCATCTTACGATTCCGAGTTTTCAAACCAGTGATACGGAATGTCTTGCCGTTTGACATGAATTCACGACCCAAATCGGTTGGTTCCAAACCGTAGTAATGTGCCTCAGATTTAAAATCCAACGCCTCACGGGATTCCACACCGACCTCGCGGAACTCAAATTTGGGAGCGAATGAAAGTGAATCAAACTTCCCACCCTTATTCTCTACTTCCAAACCGTTCTTTGCAGCAAATTCTGCCAATACGGTTTCTAATTCTGTTCCTAATACACGTGCGCGTCTTCTATCCATTTTTTTCTCCAATTGTGTTTTGTTTTGACTTTCTTATCATACCTGAAGATACAAGATAAAAATGACAAAGTCAAGCGTTTTCTGCTATTATTTTAATTTATTTTTAAACACTTTCCAAAAATTTGGCTGTTACATCAACCACATTTTCCCGTAGAGCGTCATTAAATATAATCTGATGTTCCATTTCGATGGTTTCTTCACAATCAAATTCAATCATTATAAATCCATTGTCAACCATTTCTTGAACGTCCCGTTTAGAAAACCAATAAGACATATCAGCCATGCTACCAACTGCAGTTTTCCAAATCTTACCGTCTGTCCTATGAATATCATCATGGGGCATGGGCATTTCGGCCAGTCTCCTATCGGTTAGTTTTTCAAGTACTAACTCACCATCAAATTTAACTGTCCACATTCCATCAGTTGTTGCTTTGTGCTCGATTCTGTAAAGCTTCATAACTTTCTCCTTTATTTAAAAATCACCCTCGGCCACTTGAAAACATGGTATTCCGACCACTTCTCTCCAGTGTTCAACCATTTGATCACGGTCATCCAATACGAATAACACGTTGTATTTGCCCTTGATTTCAGCCTCATATAATTCATCTTTAATGATTGAATCTCGGCGTATATCATCTGGTGCTCTCATGAATAGGTTGTCCCCGTATGTTACTGGGAACCAAGTCTTATCAGCGAACCATCGGATTGTTTCATCGCGAGCGTGTCCATCACGGCCTGATAAGAATATGATTTTAACCATATCCTCTTCAGGAATACAATGTTCCATATCAGTCCAATTGCAATGTTGGATGAATTTCAACAACTCATGTACTGGTTCATTTACATCATCCTTATATACAGCAGACCAATCGAATGGTCCCCTGTTGGTCATCTTTGCAATAGTACCATCAATGTCAACCAAGATACATTTTTGTAATGACTCATCCTGTTTGATATAGAACGACCCATTTGTGCTTGGTGGATAATAGCTCTTAGGAACTATGTTTAAATTCTTGTTGATGAATTTCGTGAAGAATTTTTTAACCACACCCTCTGGAACTTGATCAATTACAGGACGGCCAGCATTTCTCTTCAAAGCGGTCTTTAAATCTACATCGATATATTTTTCAATTACTTCAACATCACCGACTTTTTCGGCAATTTTGTGCCATTGTTTACGCACTTTCCCCTTTAAGTTGGTATCATCTGAAATAACATTCAGACCCTTTTTCAATGCCTTTTTGGCCATATCGAATGCAGTCTTAGCTACAACCATTTCTAGTTCATCCGAATATGCTCCGCCGTTCATCATCATTCTGAGATCGTCGCGGTTAATCCTAACCCAATTTGATGGGTCTTTACGCACTATTTCTTTGGCGATAGTGGACTTGCCAGCCCCTGGTACTGCCACCATTATAATTAATTTATTCATTATCTAAATCCTCTAGTTTCCGTTGGATATTGCGCGCTTCGAACGCTGTCCAATTCTTTTCGTAAATATTTGATACAATTGGCCAAATCTCCGTGTTGTTCTTTTGTCGCTTCCCAATCACTAGGGAAGTGACCCATGTCATCCAATTTAATCAGTTGTTTAATACGCCGTAATTCCTGACCGCATAATTCACAACATACCGATTCGTCATATTCGTATGTTTGATTAGTCATTTTTAATATCCCGATTCGTTGTCTTCAATGATTTCATCGATGTTATCCTCGGTGACTTCATCGGAATGCATCTCGTATATGTCAATGTCCACATTTTCCCCACGGATTTCAATCAATGGTTGTAAACTTGTCCCGTCGGGAGACGCCATAGCATCCCTTACCGTAATGGTTCCATAATATTCAGTTTCAATTGTCTTGGTCATTTTTAATCTTCCTCATATCCATATAGTTCATCGAGATGTGCCCACATATCTGCAAAGAGTACCCCACGCTTTAGAGCGTATCTGAATGTTGGGTATTCCTTAGTGTATGCTTTAAACATGCGATGCCCGTTCCTCTTTGACCGGCGGGTGTTTGCAATCCTGTCCGATAATTTTAGAAACGTGGCTCCGTGGCTTTCTCTTGTTTTGGGGTAAGTTTTCATTCCCCGTTCAATTCTGTTTTTTCCCAATTCGTTGGTAACTCTATATACCAAATCAGCAACTACCGTTCCAACCACCTTTTCCAAATCTCCATAGCTGGTATCTGTATCTTCCAATACGTCATGGTTCCATGCCGCTGAAATCAGTTGTTCGTAGTTTTCGGAGAATCCCCGAATTAGATGCTTAAATTCTTCAACCACGTTTACCACTTCGCTCAAGTGGGTTTCATATGGTTTTCCATCATAGGTTTGATTTGCTATGCTGTGTCTATGTACTGCGTACGATTTTGCTTTCTCAATCATCATCTTCCTCCAAATAGTCGGTCATGTGTTCGTTTTCAAACATAACTTTTTCTAAAAATTCTGCCAGTTCCTTGATGTGATGGGCCTTAAATTCAAATTTGTCCCATTCTCTAATCATTCCAGAGCCTGAATCGATTGAATACTGACCATCGGGCTGAGCTGATAATGTCAATAAAGGTAATGGAACCGTTGTTGTCTCTTGCCCATAATAGGAACGTTTTTCCATTTCACGGGTTTTACTAGCTATATCAATAGTTCTAGTCCCACGAGTTGTGACATTAAAATTTCCATCATCGAATTCTGAAATTGCGTTGTATTTGAAATCTTCAACTTTGTTTTTCTCATCGATTAATTGCCGAATATGTTGCTCATATTGTTTCATCGCGTCGTTGGCCAATGTGAATATTTTCTTAAATTTACCCAATTTCTTTTCACGACGATCTCTGTGGTACAGAAAAGAAGCGTATCCCGGTTCATATACAAATCTACCTGGAGACACATTTGAATAAATTTCAGTATGGGTAATCGAAATTCTGAATTCGTTTTCGTTTTCAATTTTACCAGAAGTGTTTTTACCCCAAATTCTGATATATTGGTCTCTTACCCGTTCAATTTCAATCGAAATATACGGACTTTTCTTAAACAATTGAACCAAATTTAGGTTCAAAAATGCTTCTAATTTATCAAATTCTTGTTTGGTTACTATAGCCATTTTATATACTAATTCCTTTAAATGTGGGGAATGCCCGTTTTAATACCAATTTATCCCAATCACTAAATTTTACTTCGGGTATTAAAACCTTAGGCTTTAATTCCGATGTCATTGGGTTGTGATTCATACCACTTAAAAATATAGTTGCACCCACGGGATATTCAACAAAATCACCCATTTCGGCGAGACGCAAAAAATCACTCCTAAAAATATCAGTTAATAGTCGTAATTCATTTTTCGTAATATTTGTAAACATTGGTATTTCCTCTCTTATCATACCTGAAGATACAAGATAAAAATGACAAAGTCAAGCGTTTTCTGCTATTATTTTAATTTATTTACCATTTTTTCATTCCATTTGGACATCCAATGATCATCAGTTGCCCCGACATGACCAGCACGGACACATTTTCCAACCGAATCAGCGAAGTCGTCATAGTGAAATCTGTCAGCCAGACGAACTACATAACCTTCAACCTCATCACCATCCAACCCATTTATCATCAAATCGTCTCCAATTTCACGAATTATCGATTCGTCATATATTCCTTCATATATTGTAGCGACCGGTGTTAATCCCAAATCTTCAATATAATGAAGTGTAGATTTCCATGATAAACAAATATTGTCAGCTTGCCATATTGAAAATGCTTGGAAATAACTGTCCAGATATTTATATTTGATAGCGTGTTCTGCATATAAATTTTCACCACACACGCGCCACCCTGCAGGGAGACGGTGCCTGATAGAACCATGGATTCCCTTTACATAATTGCGACTATTGTGATGTCTACTATCCAATGATCGAGCATGGAAATGGTCGTTGTACATTGTCGTATTCTCACCATCCATTTTCACAGTTACAACAACTTCTTTGCCAATAAATTGATCAGGATTTTCCATCATCTTGTCATCATTCTGAAGTCCTTCCGACCAAGGAAAATGATACGTTCGTGGGTACTTGAAATATTTTTGTGTTTTACCCCACTTGTCATAATCCAATCTTGGATCGTATGTCCCATCGGGGAGAATCACTTCTTCAATGCCAATAATTTCCCTCAGATCGGCTGGAGTAATATCACCATTTTCCGCTTCCAAGTGATGTTTGGAGCACAATGAGGCCCCATTGTCCAAGTAGTACCCACCATCTTTAAACAGTTTCCTGTCCATTATATGATGTGCATCGACCGCCTCTTCACCACATATTACGCATAGTGAAATATCACGTTCAAATACCTGCATCCCAAATTCTTTTCTAGTTAGTAACATTATGTAACCTCTTATAATCCTCGTCCTCAAATATGATTTTACCATCACGTTCCACACGGACAATATCAAATTTTATGTTTTTCTTAGACGTGAAGTCTTCATTATGTGTGCCCCAAATGCTTCCAGCATAAGTTAGATACACCCTGTTATTTCTGAATGTCAATGAATCGTATGGTTGTAAATCTTTTAATTTCATTTTTTTACCCTTATTTCTATCTCATATAAATAATCCCAATGGCCACTTGGTTGATATTTTATGACCTTTGGATGATATTTTAATTTGTGCAATGTATCTTCAATCCCGAAGATTGTATCCATCGCCTGTTTTACACTATCTTTGCGAGTACCCATATTTCCACGAAATGATACCGAAATATTCACAGCCTTTCGTGATCTTCGGATTTCCACCGATCCCAATCCAGAATGATATGTTCCATTATCAGCCTGTCTGGCCACCTCTGCAACATCTGTTAAATTATCTGAATTTATTACATCCGATATTGTCCCATCCATATCTTCTGGTAGTTCAAATAGTGTGTGTTCGTCAGTCATTTTGTCCTCTTTTCCTTAGATGAAGATACAAGATTATCCGCACAAAGTCAAGCTTTATTTTGCAATGCCGCAAAAAAAACCCCCAATCGGGGGCAGTTTTAGTTTTCTTTAGATTCTCATTCGGTTACATTAATGATTGTATATATCCGGGTGGGTATTTTAACAAACCCAGAGGAGTTCGTAAGCAATAAATTATTTCTGAATTCGTCTCAATCTATTGGAAATGTCTTATCCAGTACCCCATTGTTCTTACGCCTAATCACTTCATTAAGAGCGTTAATGGTATATAGTGTATTGGATTGTTTTTTTCTATGCAAGGAAATGGTATCCTTATTTGTAAGGTAATTTTCAGTATCCTGTTCTATATTGTATGTGCATATCAACTGGTGGAAATTGTCTTCATTTTGAAACACGTATATTTTATTGAATAGTATTTCATGGTAATCAATGATTAAATCTATCGTATCGTGCAACTGATTCCGTTTTGTGAATGAGCAAAGTAATTGCGTGTGCATATTGCATTTCCTTTCGTAGCGGGGGATTATTTATTTCCGATTTCCACCAATTTCTGTTTAAGTTCCGATATCTTTTCTTTAATATATGGAGCATTAGCTGGTGCCGCGTCTTTTAATTCTTCTTTATATTCAGCAATGGATTTTTTTAGAAAATTCTTTTCTTGAAGTGGTGGCCACTGATCAATATCCATACCATATTGTAGAGCGTTAGCCATAAATGTGGTTTGCACTATTTCCATTGTAGGTGAAGCTCCTATACCCCTTGATCTGGCCGACATTTTGAATAATGGATATTCAGTTCCATCTTCGTGTTTTATTTTTATAGACCCATCCCTTGAACCGTCTTTATAATCAATTACCAATTTCGATTCAATTTCATCCATTAACATTTTTTTATATTTATCTTTTTCATTATCTGGAGCATCTCTGAATTTTTCGAGTATATTTTTGGATTTGTTACCAAATATCGTCATCAATGTCTTTTCACTCAATTTCGACCCATCTGGTGGAATACCATAAACAGTAATAAACTTATCCAAACTCTTATTGGGAGTAATGCCCAATGTTTCATCAATATGAATTCCATGCAAAATATGTTTTTTAAATCCATCTTCAATCTGTGGATTGTCCTTAACGGATTCCAAAAATCTAGATAGAAGTCTAGCATCAGCATTTCTCATATTATTATATACTTCCGGATTGGTTTCTCTAAAAGATGAAGATTGTGCAATCTTAGCAAACGTCCTAACATCAAGTCCATTCATTTTCCCAGATTTCCCAGAAATTCTATTTACAAATTCCGAGTCGATCCGTTTTCTATATTTTTCAAAATTTGGGCCCAATGTGTCTCGGGCATATTTGTCGTCTTTTAATAATTTTTTCAAAATTTCATTTGAATTTGCACTTTCCGCAAATGCACTGGCACCTTCATTAACCTGTTTTTTCAAATCGGCAACATATGACTTTTTACCAGCCTTTTTCTTAAATTCTTCAAGATCGGATTTGCTCACCCCACCTTTGGTTAATTCTACCGATATTGTGTCAAATACTTTTCCATATCCACCATTGCTCAGAAATACCTGTCCGCTCTTTTTAAGGCTTATCCCAACTCTAGTTCCATCTTTTAATTTAACAAACATATCCGAAGAAGTCCCATGACCAGTAGTATTTATAGCGGAATTTCCTTCTGGAGTATCCCACATAATTTCATCTATATTATCCATTCCAAACATGCTTTCAATAGATTTGCCAGACGCGATAGCTGCCGTTACCCATTCTTTAGTTAAAACGGATTCCTTTTTATTAGCAATATCCATTAATTCAGATTCGATTTCATCCATGGATTTTCCACTCTTAAGCAATCTCAATGTTTTGTGAACCGCGGCTTCTCCTGCTCTCGATTCCGCTGTTCCGGCACCGACACCCTTTATTCCCGTTTGTTTCGCCTGAGCTTTAGCACCTTCTTTTGTCATCATTAGAGCGGAGTCGGTTTTTTGATGATCAGTACTAGTCAATTCTTCATGCTTTTTATCAGTGCCTTGATCCCCATTGTCCCGACTATCAGATTTTGGCTCATCTTTTCCTCCAGATTCACCATCAGATTTTGCCGGTTCTCCAGTTTTAGGATCACCCTTGTAATAATGGCCACCCTTTGGTCCAGTTTCGATTTCCGCTCCGGCCGGTGCATCCTTATCATTCTGAACATACACCTTCCCTATTTTTTCATTCAATGTTTTTACATTTTTCAAATTTGTAATAAATTCATTGATCGTGGGTATATCCCAATCCCATTCGGTTAATATATCCCTAAGTGCCATTTGATGACCAAAATCATTGGGATTTGGCATTCCATCGTGGACTCTGTAGCCCCACTCTATTAATAGTGCGTCCAAATATTCATCGGTGTTAAAGTCAAAACTCATTTTTTTCTCCATTCTTTATATATAAATATTACACAAAATAATTATCGATACTTTTCATATCATAATAATTTACGCCCATATCTACAGTTACCAATTTGCCTTGGCTTTCCATAATTCTCTTAATTCCAATCAGTAATTCCTTACCGTCAGTTCCGTTAAAATCGAATAGTAACGAATCATAAGTGTAAAGTATAAGCTTAGTTTCTGATCTATCCAATATAATTTTAATTTGATTCAAGTATTCATGTACATCTTCGAACTCCAGTAATTGTAACATATAATTAAACAATTTTTGTGGATTCATATTTTTTAAATTTGATTTGTATATGGTTTTCCCACTTATGGGAGACACTACGCTATGCATTTTATACTTATTCCACAACTTCTGTATATACATATTAACTTGTGCAAAAAAGTCGATTTTTTCAAATTCCCTATCAATTCCCCCATATAATAATTGAAACGTGATCCCTTTGCCCTCTTTATATTGCTCTGGGGTTAGCTTGTCAGTATCAAAATAAATTTTTCCAAGGTAATCGTGGGGAGATTCTGTAAATTTGAATCCTATTAAATCAGCAATGATATACAAGTGATTACCGCTGAAATCATATTCAATCAAGTATCCATCCTTGCCAAATCTACTGATATATTTTTTTCTAGTCTCATCCGATTTATTCAATGCCGCGTAATTAGTACCACCATACGCATTTGAAGGTCTCCCCGTACTAGTGTACATATTGTAATTCGTATATGCCATGCCGTCTAATGTCCGCAATCCCGCCGATTCTATGTATTCCATATTGTCCATATACTGATTATTATATAAATCATTTGGTGGTATGAATGTCCATATTCCCAACTCGCCAGCCAAATTTCTGCAATATTCCAAGTGCTTCATTATAGGGATGACCGAGTTCAAATTCGATTTTCTATAATGCCTAACGTGAAAAAACTGGTGTGCTGGAGTCGTGATATTATCGATCAACAGCGGCTTGTTGTTCATCTGATAGTGGAGCATATTAACATCGATTACATTGTCAAATTTGTATATATGATTCATTTCCTTTTTATCATACACATACTTTTTCTGACCAGTCTCTAATTTAACCAGAGCGTCATATGGAAGATTCAATGATTCGGTATGATCAAATGCCAAAATAGCGTCGGTATCACTTTCTATGGGCTTGATATATAGAGCACATAATTTGTTCTGTAATGGGTGTACTTTGGTGTCGGACAGAATGGGCACTACAATCCACTCATGGGAACCCCATAGTGCCATAAAATCATCCAATTGTGATATTGTTTCAATAACCATTTATACAACCTTTATTATAAGTATCAGCGTATATGTTTAAAACCTTAGTTTTTTTTCTGTTTTCTCTTTTTCTGTTAAATCATCTTGCCAAAATTCGGTAAAGTTCATCAATATAAATGTATTCGGATATTGCTCGTTGAGAAATTTTACAGCCTCCTTGTTTCATTTTATAACATCACCCTTATTACCAACTATTTTTCATTGAACTCCGTGTTTTTTATAATATGATAATTCATTTTCAAAGCTGGTTTTGCTGATTTCGGTCAACTTCAAAGTTGGTTGATTTATTGGTTGCACGAAGTATCTGATCATAAATCCGCGTTTGATATCCAATTTTTTTACTTTCGGCACACGGGATTTTACAAATTTCGTTGAAGCTATATCTCCATTGCGGGACTTACTATATTCCGCGAATGTTGTGTGACCCCTTTTTCTCAATATTTTTTCTGGAATGATTGTATTCAATATATAGTGTTCTTTCTTATCTTTGGTATAATATATAGAATACGGCAATTCCGATCTAACCCAACTTCCGTTGTCATAAGTAAATTCATTGACCCCAGTAATAAAACCAGTCAATTTCCTATCCAGTTGTCCTTTTATTTCCTCAACCGTTTTCATTTAGTAATTCCTATTTAGTTTGGCCAATGGTGGTACCATCCGAGTTCTTGGTTTCTTGATTTTGTTTCCAAACCGTTCCATTACCTACCCCTCCACCGTATGATTTTTGTGAAGAGCCATCCTTTTCAGCCTCGGCTTTAACAACCACATCTTCTTTTATTTCCTTTGCGGGCTTATCTTTATGTTCATCTTTAAATGGAGGAGTAAATTCTTTCATGTGAATTCTCATTTTTCCATTAATAATGCTTTTCCATCCATTTGCATCCAGTTCTTGTGTAGAAGTAAATAT